TGTAAGTAGCATCCGGTAAAAATCACTGAACCCTATAAATTCAAGATTCATTGATTTCATCCCAATACGAATATTAGCCCTCTGGTTCATTATTGCGCCAACCGTTGCCGTCTCTGCACGGTCAGACGACATACCCATTGTCTGAGGGGATGTTGCCATTGAGTAATCCATTCGGGAATTTAGAAGTTGGTGATGGGAAATCCCACTTGGAATGTTATCCTCGATGACCCACTGTTCAAGATCAGCAAGATTCTCCACCATCGTGACATGTTCAGGATTGATCCTTATCTTTTCTGGCACCCCGGCAAACTTTTTACCTTTGAAAGCTGGTGTTATGGCAAGTTTTGTTCTGAAATTCATCAGATTATAATTATCATCAATGGCTATCTGGAGTTCGCGGTTCACCTTCCCATCACCGAAACCCTTATCATCAACCATATCCACATAACAAATAAACTTTACCATCGGGCGCCGGGTATGTTTTGATTTCCTGAACCCGATAACATGACGAGGCGCATCTTTCTCTCTTTGCTGGATATAATGAATAATACACTCAACAAGATCATAACCTTCTTCAAATTTGCCTTGAGCATCAATGGTTGGGATATACTTGCCATCCACTTCTTTTGCCGGATATTTACCCCACCGTTCATATTCCACAAAGGTCTTTTCAGGAGGCTGCGGCTGTTCAATAAGAGTTCCATCTTCATTATATGTCTTTTTACCTCTCTGCCCTTCCGGGGTTTCCTCTTCAAGAACATCAAGATTAAAATATCCCATTTCTCCAGATTCGGCTCGCAACTGCGAAAGTGTCTTTTCCGTCTCGAAAATAACATATTCCTTGTCATTAAGACTATAACAGTATTCCGGGGACATATAAACATTCTGGTTAGGATAAACATCAAAAATCGGGATATCTTCTCTTATGTCGTCGCGATATACGGGTTCTTCAGTAGTATTGAAAGCAGCACGTTGAGTAGTGGGGTCGAGGAATGGACTATCATCATCGGCAAGATACTCTCCCGTTACAGGATCGACCACCAATTCAGACTTCTGGTTCATGTGAGAGATAACTTTGTCCACCTTCTGAGAATATCCGCCCTTGATAATTCCATAACCACATGTAAAGGCAAAATTGATGAGTCTTACAATCTTATGGTAATAATGAGCGTCCGGATTTTTCAAAAGAACATTTAAAAGATACTTAGCTGCCTTTGCTTCCGCAATATCTTTTGGATCATCGGAGTCAATATCGCATTCGACATAATCGGTGGAAGAGAAATACTGAGCGCAAAAATTACCAATCTGCGTTAAAAGCCGAGAGAGAAACTCTGGAAGCGATATATCTGATTCCCATTCATTCGGTTTCTTGTTACGCACGCTATGAACCATATTATAATAGGTTTTAAAGTCATCATTAACCTTCTCATTGTTGCGTTTAGCAACTTCAAGTTCCGTCGTTAGATGACCAAGAAGAGCTTTCTGAATACTCTCTTCTACCGACCAAGTAGATTTTATCTCATCCATACGCCGCCCTCAGTCCAAATATTGGATTTTTACAATCACACAATGTACAGGAGAAAAACTTATGATCGCTCACTTTATGCCCACATTCGCATACCTTGCGGATAATTGTCATTTGATCTGGTCGCAATGGCCCCCACTCGTCAGGCGAATAAAAACAATACTGGCACAAACGATCGCCATATTGGTTTCTATGATAACGATGCCTGGTATGATTGGGACATTTTATAAAAGACGTTTTCTCACCCATACGCCACCCTCTGCCCCTGGAACCTTCTCGATGGTTCCCAGTAGTTATCGTTTTCGTGCATACTGTACCAAACAGGGTTGAGCGCCCCAAGAAACTCAAGATTCCGGCAGAAATCCGAAAATTTCTCGCTCTCTCGTTTTACTATCCTTGTCGCCTTAACGTGCTCCTGCTTGAAATCCACTGTTCGCCAATTCTTGAAACTGTCAATATGACGCTTGCAGTTATCCAAAAACCATATCGTCGGAAGATATTCCCCATACCGAGGGTCTAATACAGTATTTTTAGCTAAGTTGTTTTCAGGAACTCCGCAAATTAAAGCATTCTTCAACCTCATCTTGATATTCATTCTACCCTGGGTATTCTTAGTATCAGCCGGCGTCAATCTCCTCAACCCAGACTCACCCATTGCTAAATCATCAAAACAGGAAAATCCTGTATTCGCCTGCTTTACCTCAGATAATGGATCAATTAAGGTGCAACGATTAAACTCCTCGTCTTCCTTCAATAAAGATTCCGTCTTTATCTCGTCCCGAAGTTCTAACGTCGTTCTGTTTTCATGGCTCTGATGCAATTCATTCCACACTACCCACTCATTCCGAGGGGTAATAACTACAAATGAAACATCCCAGGGCTTCGATGGATGATAGTCAATAATCCGATAATTCCAATATGTGCGGAAAACACTGGCATCAAACCATTTATCGAACGACTGTTTGTGTATCTTCTCGTCAAACGCCTTATATATCCTGCCCGAAACCTGTCGAAATATGCCGTCCCGCCTCAACGCCTCCTCATCAGGATCGTCTATCCCCTCCATAATGCGATCTATTGTCTCCTTCATCATTATGGGATTGTCATCCGAAGACCAACAAAAACATTCTATCGGCGCATTAGAACCAGTCTCCTCAACAGCCGGCAAACCATACTTCTTTACCTGATAATTCGATCGATATATCCTCCTGGCCCGCCTCCATATAGAATCAAACATCCAATCCAAACCCCTGGCAGGAGTTACCGATATACTCGAATCGCCACCCGCTTTCATCAACCTAACCTGACTCTCGTCCCACTTTATCCGCTCTATCTCCTCATCCTGATAATATGCCGAACGCTGAACCGACATAAAAGCATCCAACTCCTGTGTCGATGCCATAAACTCTACCTGTAAATCAGCGCCACCCTGCAAATTCCTAATCCCTAATATCTTACTCCTCGCCGTTATCTTCTTCTTTATTATACCCATCGGTTGTATGAAACGCCGCAACTCTACATACTGCTGATTCTGCTCGTCATCCTCACCCTCTGGGACTATCTTCGACACCATCCGTATCGGCTTTTCTAATACATTCCGCTTCGCTATCGGATGCAAACCCAATAACCGCAAAGTCACATCATACGCACATGCCGACGTCCCACCACCCTGCGACCCCTTGAATATCGCCCGTATCGGAGATTCCGAAAATACGTATTTCAATGCTACAGGATTCGGCTTGAACGAAATTAAATCCTGATACTTCGCAAACCGCTCTATACCACCAACCACACTCCCCTACCTCTTCTTTACCTTTTTCTTTATCCCACTACCCTTAACCTTGGCATTCGCTATCCTGATCGCCTTCCCTTCATCCCCCGTAGCCCTCAATATCGCATTAGCTATCTTGGCAGCCCTAACCGCCCGCGCAGGACTCAACCTCTTGTTGTGCTTCTTAAAACTTTTCACATCCCACGGCATCACTCCCACCCCCCCTCTTAACCACTAATCTTCCTTCTCAAATGATATATCACATTGTGACATATCAGTATGAGTCCCTCCCGCCCAAACATCATACCCCCAATCTTCAAGTATTCTCTCAATTGAATGCCTTTCATTTGGTGGAATTGCCGGTGTAATTATTAAACTATATTTTACGGTTCCCATCTCTTATCCCCCAATATTTTCTGAACCACCATCACCCCTCCCCTTTCTTCTTACGCTTTACCCTACCCGCTACAACTGCATTCGCCTCCCTAATCAAACACCCCTCATCCCCCGTCCTAGCCAATACCTTGTTTGCAACCTTAGCACACAATCCCAATCACTATATACCACAACACTACCGTATGCCACCTCATGCCCATATCACACCCCCCGCCTGTGCCTAAAACCCCTTTTTACCAACCGTGTGACAGAATGGTAGAATTACTTGAGTCCATCGTCGTCGCTGCTCCCCCTCCCCGGGGGGTACCCTCGGAATACTACGTCGGATAATAAACATTATGTAAACTTGGTTGATATTACTCACTATTTTCTATCCCCTCTGCCTCAATAACATCACCCCCGGCCCACTGATGAGAGAGAAACTTGCCCAGGGCCTGCAAATCCTGAGTGATCTGGACGTTAGTGGTCTGCTGTATTGAGAGATAGAGCTTGGACTCCGCGTGTGATGGTAGAATACCTATTGCCTGGAGTATATTATT